AAGAACATCGGATATTCTTGGCCGTTAATTTTAATATTCATATGGCAAATATACAACAAAAAAGAAAAGGAGGCCGAAGCCCCCTTAACTCAATCAAATGAATATAAAAACAAGTATTATTAAGGAGTAACAACTCCCACTGTTAATGACCCAGAACCTTGCAAAGAGCAAGAGAACGTAGAAACGTCATTAACTGGAGCATTCCATGCAAAACTAGTCATTACAGCTGATCCAGACAACTTTATATCTCCAGATACATTAGAAGTCATAACAACAGTGATTTCTGCACCAGCGATAATGTCATCCAATAGGTCTTTAGGAGAGTGACCAGTTGTTGATCCATCCTCCTCAAAAATACCTTCAGCAGACATTGTCCAAGAAGACAATCCAACTAAAAATTCTTTGTAATTACCTCCATCTTTGTTTGTCGCATCGATGGTGTCTTTTGTTAACTCAAAATCGGTACTTGTTAAGTTTGCGACCTTGGTTAATGTTCCCGATACATCCTTGTATAAGGCAATCAGAGTTCCGTTTACCAATCCAGTAGTAGCCATATTATTTTTGTTTTAATTTGTTTTCTACAATTTTACTTATTCCTTTTAGTATATTCGTTACAATTTGCTTTCTATTGGCATCAACCACTGGCCTAAAGAATGGCGCTGGTTTGAGCATACCTCTATAATACCCGGCCTTAGTGTAACGATCTACCGTTCCGTATTCAAATGCATAAGCCAAGTTAGCGTTTGCGCCTTCAGAGTAATCTATACCAACCATTACAGATGAAGGGTATTTTGCACCCTTATCTATGGCTGCTATGTCCCTTCTTATAAACTCAGCCGGAGCAGCAAATCTTAATTGGTCAGATAATTTATCCCCCTCTATAAGCAATACCTTCTCTTTTATTTCTCTACTAGGTAGCTTCTCGATTTTCTGCAAGTCCTTGACTAGTTTCTTAAAATCATTCACTGCTTACACATTGTAATTTTAGATACATCTTACGATCAATCTCGCTAATCGCTATTATATTGTAATCTTCTCCGTCATGCCTAATTCTATCTTTAACAGTCATAGCCATATACCTAACATATATAGTTAAATTCTGCTTATTCTCCCATTTATCTGCATTTACATCCTCAGAACCTTGATTGTAATCAATTCTAGCGTACAAATCACTATTTTTTGTCCAAGTCTTTATAGCTTCGCCATATGCATTTTGAGCGCTTGTATAGCGCCATAATTCTACCAATGTATCAAATCTGCCAGCATTCATTATGCGAATGTGCTTATTTTATGCTTATCTAACAAGAATTCGCTATTTTTTGGCATTTCAGTCACATTAGCCCCTACGATTATATTTTGTCTATTATCGTAATACTGCGCTATCATAAGCATACAAGCCATTTTCAGAGATGCATCAAAATCGTTAGTGCCAAAACCCTCTGTTACTTCTACAACATATTTTGTTTCAGCATCAGTCAAGTCAGAAGGCAAGCTATTTAAGTATATGTCAATACCATAATTAGATAGAGGCTCAGGCTCATCAATCCAATCAGTAAAAACAGTAAGAGCGTTGTCGCTACTTACATAATAAACTTCTTCAACATCAATAACTCTAGAAGGAACTCTAATGTAATTACCAATCAATATTGGCGTTCCATTTAAAGGATTTATTGTGGCTGGTTGACCAACCAATTCTTCAAAACCATAGCGCACTATACTTTCTCGTACCTCATAGCCAACATAATGACTAGCCATATCTAAACTCATCGATATAAGAGTCGATATATATGCATCGTCAGCACTACTAGTCACCCTTAGGTGTGTTTTAGCATCGGCAACAGATATGTAATCAGTATCAGAGTTAGCTCGTGATACTATGCGCTTACCGGTAATCATTTCTTCTTAGCTGTTGTTTTTTTAGCTGGTGCTTTTTTAATTTCTTCGCAATAGCCTTCTTCCAATAGCAATTTAGCTTGCTTATCGTCTATTTCTGCTACATCTCCAACATTGTAAGACAAGTTGAACGCAATTGGAAACTTTATAAATTTCACTTTCATAATTAGATCCTAGGGCCAGCAATTAAGTGACCCTAGGCATACGGCTTGACCCCCGTACGGGTTATTTTGGTTTAGGCATCGATATCCTTACATACTGCAAACGCCTCAGGGTGAAGCAAGTTTACGTCGATGTAAGCATTCAATATCATGTTGGTTAAACCAGCAGTTGCTCCGCTATAAGGATCAACAGTCAACTCCATACCACCCCAAGAAGCGATAGCAAGTTTGCTGAAATCTCCAAAGATAAGAGCAGATAAGTCAGTAGCAGAACCTTTAGAAAGGTCGCTAGGTACGTTAGTTGTAACAGCCATGTTGTAACCGTTCAACTCACCCATACCACTCTGAAGGATGAAGTTACCTTCAACACCAGAAGCTTGACGAGCAGTAGTCTGCATAGCAGCCTTAACTAATGGGTTAGTCAAGTAAGCTTGACCCATTGCGTTGTCAGCCTCAACTTCTTTCATTGCGTTAACAACGTCAGCCCAAACGATAGCAGCACCGTTAGCGTTAACAGAGTTAGTAGCAGCTCCACCAGCGAAGATTACGTTAGTAGAAGAGTTGCCAATGATACCAACCGGCTCGTTAGTTCCACCACCTTTGATCGCAGCTTTTTCCAACTCTTGAGCCATAGATTGAGCAAGATAGTTACGAACGTAAGCATCGATGCTATTAGAAGACTGATTAAGTAACTGGTTAGAAACTTGGATGTAAGAAGCCAAACGCTTTGGAGAAAAAGTCACTTTAGAGAAAGCTGGGCTTTTCTCAGTAGCAGTTCCGTTCTCAGTGTTCCATCCAGCAGCTGGCTGAGTGCTAGCCTTTGGAAGGTCAAGATTTCCAGTAAGGTTATCAAAACGAGTTACTCCAAGACCATCTAAAACAGTGTTTGGCAACAATACGTCAATGATACTTCCAACTTCAGTAGCTACGTTTACACCACCTTCAGAACCATTAGTTCCACCAGTTGCGGTCATGTCACGCTTGAATGCGTCAGAAGGAATCAATAAGCTGTGAGCGCTTACAGATACACCAGCACGCTGAAACTCTTCAGCAGCCTCTCTGTGCATTTCGTACTCAACGCCATCGCGTCTTCCGCTAGCAGCTTGCTCAACCGCACGCTTGAAGCTGTACTTAGATGCCATTTCGCTACGCTCTTTCTTCTCGCTAGTAGAAGCAGCACCGAAAACCGGAGCAGCAGCAGCTTTTTCAGCAGCACGCTTTTGCAATTTCTCTAATGTTTCAACTTCAGAACCGATAGACTCTAAACGAGCATCGATATCGTTGAAACGCTTTTTTTCGTCTTCAGTCATCGAACGCTCTTCAGTGTTGATGCTGTTTTGTAGGGCGTTCAATTCATCAATCAAACGGCCTTTTTCCTCATGTAAGGCTTTAATTTTCATGGTTTATTTATATTTGGTTTTAACTATGTTTATTAGTTCGTGATCGTTACTCTTCTCTTCTTTTACTCCGTCAATTTCTTTTAATTTACGTGCAGCCCATTCAATACCGGCATCTCCACCCCATGCATCCCACATAAGCCCCCCACAACCTTCGTCGTAAGGTACATCTTTGTTTTGCTGATGGCGCTTAAATGCAGACATTCTAGCAATAGTATCTCTTGATAATGGCTCTTTATTGGCTAATTGTGCTGCTCTTTTTTTCCCAACATCTGTTCCGCAATCTCCCCAGCCATTCTCTTCAGCCCAATCTAAAGCTCTTTGAGCATTATTTGAAGCAGCTTCAGGATAATCTGTGTAACTATCTGGCTTAGTTCTTAAAATGCTTCTAGCTTCAGAAATAGTATCTTGGTAAGCTGGGTAGGTTACTGGTGATACATCCATCAACTCTTTTATCTTACGAATAACGTGAGTAGAATTATCTCCGTACTTATCGCTTTTCTCCCAAGTGTAATCCTCAATAGTAAAAGCAAAGCTACTCTGCGTGATATCCCCACGCATAATACTTCTTGCTACTTGCTTGTGTAATGGATTTTCGTAGTCTGGCTTCCAAGTGTATTCGAGGTTGCCATCTCCGTTAACCCATACACGAGCTGTGTTTGACTTTGTTCTTCCCAAGATGGCATCTGCATCGTGGTTGAATAATACTCGTACATCATCTTCTAATACATTTTCAAATGCACCCGGTTCGATGCGCTCCTCGAAAAAACGCAAGTCCGTAGTGGAATTTACAACAGCAGCAATACCACCAAACTCCTCAGGCATCCCTTCGCCTTCGGATCTGTAGTTAATTTGCCCTATCGCTCTTTTAATTATTTCCATGTGGATTGTTAATTTTATTTACCTGACTCATTAAATGCGCAATCTTCGCATCCATAAACTCACCAAATTGCTCTTGAGGTATTAAATTACCTTCAGCGTAATACTTATCTCCACCATCAAAACCATTAGCATCTTCAAAAGCTCTAGCTTCGTTAGGAGAGAGCCAACCGCCTCTGATTCCTTTATTATAAAAATCTGCGCGATCATTGGCGCTGGCCCTCAATAGGCTATTAAAGTTAAATTTATAATAGTAATAAGGCTTATCTATCTCTTGTAGTAGTTTTCTGTGTAATTCTTGCTCTATATTCTTACAATAAGCCATAAGTGTACGAGCATAGAAATCTTGATAATCTTGCTCTACAGATGATTTAATTCCGTCTTTTGCTCCAATCATTGATGCTGGAACACCAAAAATACGCGCAATCTCTTCAGCACTAAATGATCTTGACTCTAAATATTGAGCTTCTTGAGGAGATAAGCTGAGTTTTTCCATCTCAACCCCGCTTGGAAGTACAGTAGATCTTCTATTTCCATCAATAACATCATCTAATGACTGTCTTAATGGATTAGCTTGAGCTTCGTCAATTTTACCAGCAGATTTCAACAAAAACTTCAATGTTCCATTTTTGTAGACAGCAGCGCTGCTCTTTATTGCTGCCAAATCAATACCCAGTGTTTCAGCATGAACTTGAATTGGCGATTTGCCCTTTAAAACATTCTCCATAGATAGTCCTTTAAAATGTAACATATCTACAGCAGAAACCAAATTAGGGAATCCTTCTTGTTGTACCTTATAAAACAATTCGCCATCTACCATGTAAGGCGTGACGTTATTCGTCTGTATAGGATGCATCTCGGTAGGTATAAACCTACTATCGCGATTGATAAAAGCATAAGCATTGCCTTGTAACACAAGCTGACTAACCATCCACTTAAAGAAATCGAACTTTGTTTGGTAGCTATTAGGCTCGTTACAAACAACATTGCTATAATGACTATAGACTTGCTTGCGGTTATCCTCATCCTCATAATATAATTTTAGGTCTAAACCGGCAACTCCATCAGATATAACTCGAACACAAGCATGAACCGAAGCTATAGACATAGCCGATTCAGCATTTACGCTCTGTCCGCTAGTGGTCTGTTGACCAAAAAGCGAGGATAAGCTTTTAATTAGCCAATCACTAGGAGCGCTTAAGCTTGATCTTTTGTTTGTTTTAAAAAGGTTTGATAGAATACCCATCGATGCAATATTAATTTAAGTTAATTTATATGGTGTTACATTTTACCCATCTAGAAAGCGTAGCCCTAAAGACTCCGTAGCTAGAATATTTATACGAACCGTATCTTTTTTTATACATTTCTTCACAATACCAATAAGCATCTTCGTACTTATCATGAAATGGTAAGGCATTATAATAAGCCCTTATGAAATCGTCGTGGTTATATAGTGGCATTCCTTTCATATACTTAAGAACCAAAAATCTTCCGACTGCTCAGATTGAGCTTCTTGAAGATACGTACCCAAGGCCATAACTATACTTACCGGGCCATCGACCTTATCACCTGATTTTGCCTTGTCTATTTTTATATTATCACTAGGGTCACGCTTTAGCATGACATTCCCCATCATCCATCTAGTAACTGGATTGCCATCATGAAATATGTCTATTTTATTTACCCTTCTTTCTAATTCCTTTGTTGGGGCAGACATACTTCCAAAACCTTGACCAAATGGATACATCGTTATGTTGTCGCTAACTAAATCATTCACTATTTGTGTAGCATTCCACCGGTCATATGCAATTTCTTTTAATTCATACTTTTCAGCCAATTCTAATATCTTGGCTCGTATAAAATCATAATCTGTTACATTTCCATCTGTTGCTGTTATAAAGCCATCTCTTACCCAATCTCTAATAGCGTCACCTTGCTGGTCATTTCTACGTTTCACATTGTCCTCAGGTAGCCAATACCAAGTCTTAATTATTTTGCTTTCTGGCCAAAATAAACTTAGCGCGCAGAAGTCACCGGTAGTCGCAAGGTCTAATCCTCCATAACACGTACCCGTAGGTTCTGCCTCGTCTACGCATTCCATCCACTTATCGTCAGGAATCCAAACGTTGGCTGTGTCTGTCCAAACATTAAGCAATTTTGTCTTAAACTCAACTTCCTTGTGCGACAACTCTAATGCCTCTTGTAATCCCTCTTCTAGCTGTCTTGGATTTACAGAAACCTTCCAATTTGGGTTGGCTTTCTCCCAGTTTGTTGGGTCTTTCCAATCATCTCCTTGGTCAAGCGTGTAGATCACGCTAAATAAAGCATCATCATTAATTCCTCCCTCTAAAACTTTAGTGCAATATTGCCTATGTCTATAGCAAGCTGATTCCCTATTGAATCCGGCAGTTGTAATTACAAATAATAATGGCTGACTCCTAGCCCCCATAGAGTTACGTATTACATTATACAACTCATCATTTGGATGCGCATGATACTCATCAATAACAGCCATGTGAGTGTTTAGTCCGTCTTGCTTACCCGGATTCCACTCTAGAGGTCGGTACACCGACTCGCCATAATTAATACGTCTATTGTTAACTGAGTTATAAACTTGTACAGCTTCTGACAGCCAATCTGTCTTTTTGCAAACCCTTGCGCCCTCAGAAAAAACCATCATGGCTTGATCTAGCTTAGTGGCTGCACTATATACTTGTGATGTTTCTTCCCCATCGGCCAATAGGCCGTATAACATTATCGCATTGCTAAAAGTTGACTTACCATTTTTACGAGGTACTTCCACATATGCCCTAGTGAACCTACGCAATCCGTCAGGCTTAACAAACCCAAAAAGATTTGCGACAACAAAATGCTGCCAAGGCTCTAGCTTAAAATTGTTGCCAGCATAAGTACCTACCGTGTGCGGAAGTTCTTCTATAAAATTTACAGCGTGATCGTACAAATCCTCATCAAAGGAAATATCCGAGCGCTTTAAATCATTCAGATATCTCTGGGCTGCCTTCTGTATCCACTGGCAACTCTTCTTCTTCCCTTGAAGTATCGACTTTGCGTATGTTGTCGCGATGTTCAAATCGTTTTATTAAATCGTCAGCTAATTTTTCGGATCTACAAAATATTCCATCTTCAGATACTTCACCATGCTTATCTAAAGATTCCCATTTGTTTTTGATTTTACACTGTACTAAGTACCCAGACTTATGTTCCAGTTTTCTGTATTTTCTTTTTGCCATTTTTTAGTAGTTCTAATTTGGTTACTTTAGCAACGGGAGCTTCGTATTTAGCCAAATCACTTATTCCAAGAAGCTTAACTATCCCTTGAGCGTTTTTGATAGCTTGGTTTCTTATTGCTACCCAAGGCGAAGGCATTTCTCCTCCAGTACCTCTTGTGGTTACCTTTCTAAAAGCAAGATTTGTACAAGCTTCTTCATACGTAGCCATTTCCACAGCAAAAGCCTCCAATAACTTTTGATCCGCAGAATTCCTTTTGTTAGGTAGTGTTTCAACCAATTCATCATATATTTCACGCTCTCTTTTACTAAATTTATCTAACATTTACAATACAAATATATAAAAAATCATCAAAAAAAAATTTCTTGGGTGTGAAGAAGAGGACAACAGCGGTTTAAACGGCAAAAAAAATAAGATATTTAACCCGGTACCGGGTCAATAGGGCGCCCGCGTCGGTTTTAAGCCTAGACCCGAGTCCTAAACGCTGTATTTTCGTGGGTTATAATTTGCTTTCCTGAGCGCTTTTTTTGTTGTGGCATGATGCGCAAAGCGCTTGTAAATTGTTTATGTCCCAAAACAAACCGCCTAGGCGTATTGGTGTAATATGGTCGCAAACGTTTGAAGCTTGCCGGCCGCAATGGTTGCAAATCGGATTGTTTTGTATAACCAGCGCGCGAAGTTTACGCCACGCGCTCGAATTATACGGGCCTTCATTAAATCGCGGTTTATTTGCAAAAGGCCGCGGTTTGATTTTTGGGTCTGGTTTTTTTGGCATGGGCGCAAAGTTAGGCACAAAAAAAAGGCCGCATAAAATGCGACCCTATTAGTTTTGGAAAACAATATTTTTAAGGTATGCCCAGCGATTGAATAAATTTATCTTTATTAAATGAACTTTCAGCCGGGTAACTTATTTGCGCTTCGTACCGTTCATGTACGTACGTTATTAATTTAACCGCGTTAAATGGTTTGTACTTCATTGCTAGTAATAAACCCCGCGCGCTTTCGATATAAACGTAATCTAAGCTTATACCATCTTCTGATAGCCGGGCGCGTTGATATATGCCGGTCGCGTCGTTTAAATAGTCGCTGTAATTGTTTAGCGGTTTGTTATAATTAAGTATGCCGGCTTCAATCAATTCAAATGGTGTGTACTTATTCGCGTCTATAAAACCGGCCACGTGGTACATTAAATTTAAATTTCTTAAAGCTGTCATACATTTAAAGCTTTTATACTTATTTCCTCGTCACTTACTTCGCACTGTTCTAACTCTTCATTATATATGTGCCCGTTATCGATATAGTTTTTTTGCACCTCTTCAATACTTTCCGCGTCTACCTCTACAGTAGTTTCGTAAGTTCTAATTACTGTTATTTGATATTTCATTTTATTTGTTATTAATGCTCCAATATTACAACGGACTTTTTGCCCTTGCCTTCAGTGCCTGAGCATAACCCGCATTTACTGCAATTACTTTTAAAACCAGCCTCAGAACTTGCCGGGCATGATACCAGCGTATCAATACCAACGGGCGAAGCTACAAACGAGCGCCAACCATTAACGGCCGCGGCCGCCTCTTCGCTTTCGTTGTGTGTGCTTGCCATAAAAAACGGGCTAAATTCCGGGCGCTTGCTGTGTTGGTGTGTATACCCTGTCCACGATTTCGCAATACTGCATATTGTACGCGTTAATTCAATCGGTAACAAAGACGGCTCACCATATGAACCGAAACGAACAAAACGCCCGTTAACAGCTTTTAATATATCGCGCTCGATATCTTTATTTAATTGGGGTATTTCGTCCCATATCGTACGCTTTGCAATGCCGCGCAACATAGATTTAAAACCTAGGTATTGCATACCCTTATGAGTATAACAAGCGCTTAATTTAGCGCCATTACTAACGGCAAAGGGGCAATCAAAACAAACGGCCGCATCATGACTGAAAAAGGTTTTCATGTCAGCCTTATTTATGGCCGCGTTAAACTGACCTTCGCTAAAATGATACGTTTGAACAATTTTTTCACCGGGCGCGGCTATCTTTTTATTTGTTGTCTTACCTAAACGCACAACACAAAGTGTATTTTCTATTTTGAAATATATGTTACTCATGTTATTTATTATCTTCAATGATCAAAGTTGCAATTTCTTTCCAATTAACCTCACTTAATGCGGCATTCAATAAATCAACCGGCAAAGATGACCCCGGCAAAACATCGCCAATGTGGCAAACCATATCGTCAAAAAAGTGCTTTAAATTGTTTGAGAAATCATAAACATCGGGCGAATAAATACTATTGATGCCGTCGTTTAGTTTTGCATCATTATCAATGTGCAATGCAATTAACCACGTTTCGAAATTTGTATAACCGTTGTAAGTACTCATTATTTTGATTTTTTAGATGTTAAACTGTCAATACTAGCGACAACGCCCGCAATGATAAAAAATGAAAGTACGCAAGCGACAACGCAAGCCATTTGAAATGTGTGATGATTATTAAATATGTTTTCCATAATTCGAATATCATTATAATAAATGACTTTACACAATAACCCGCAAACAATGACATTTCAATGACAATTGCATTTATATATATAAAAGGACGCGCGCGCCCGCGTTTATACAATAAATAAACCAAACAAACAAATTTATTTTTGTGTCCAATATAATGGAGTCCACACCACCGGACACCTACAGGTTTTTACCTATAGATCCCTAATCTGTCGATTTCACAGATTTTAGTGAACTTTTCGCAGATTTTCGTGAGCTACAAAAAATTGCGGATTTCACAGATTTTCGTGAACTTTTAAAAGGGCGCTGTAATTACAATGTATTTTCCAAAAGTATCTCGACCTTTTTCATGCGGGCGCTCCTTATAATCTAAATACTTCACAACCCATCTAGCAAACCATACGTTACTTATCTTGCGATTATCGAACTCTTCTTGGAAAGAATTGTACATAGTTTTATTGTACAACCTCTGCTCTTCCGGCCACTGCTGATCTTCAGCCCAATCAAAGAAATCCTTGTTAGTACTCTGTATAATTCTCTTGACTTCCGCGTTGATAGTATCTACTTGTACCAGCCCATCATTTAGGAACTTTTGTACATTATCTATCATGTAATTATCAAAGGCTTGCCAGTCCTTTTTATTCCACCCATCAAACAACAACTTACCATACTCATCCAGTGGTGTTTTATTCTGATTAAAGTACTGATGCAGTTCTAATTCGTGCCGCCTTCTTTGGTGTGAATTTCCAGAACCCGAAATTACGTAGTTCGTCGTAATGCAAATTTTAGGTGAGTGGTCAAAATTTATAAAGATCTCATCCTTGTTCTTTTTGTTTACCGTGATACCTTCGGTGATCAAAGGGAATATAGATTCAAAGTTAAAGTTCTTTTTAACATCATCAAACGCTAGTATCTGAGTATCTAGGTTTACACGCTGGTATATGAAGTCACCTTTGTTAGGTTCGAACTGCTTACCATCTATAACCACTACTTTCTTAAAGTGCTTAAGCGCATTAACGATCAGTGATTTCCCTGAGCCGCCATTAGGGTTATCATCCAAAGCCTCGTCTTGGAATATAATGGCTTTCTGATGTGTCTTATCCTTATAACCATGTATCAGATATCCCAAGGTAGATTCTATACCTGAGATCCGGTCTTGCGAATTATTGCAGATTTTCGTGATAAAATCATAGAAATCTGTAGAACCATTGGACTTAACGTAATCCCTATTCACTATCTGCTCCTTCCATATGTAGCCATCTATATCCACATACGACAGCAGCTCAATCCGTTTCTTACTTATCTTAACCACCCCATTTGCAAATGGTATGTAAGCGATGCTTGCTGTATCCTTAAGCAGCTGAACCTTTATATCATCCAACATAGATAAATACTGCTCGGTAAATATCTTACTAGATTCAGCGCAGTGATTCCAAACGTCTAGCTCGCCATTATCCCTCAGGTAGTTCAGTACAAAGTCTTTAATGTGATCAACACTTACTATCTCTAAGATATTGCTTTGCACCCGTACAAATATGGCACTGCCATCAATATAGTATTTAAAAAATCCATGCGATTGCAAGAAGCTCTGAAATAAAATAGGTACAATACTTATGCGTTTATCCTCCTTCCAAAATGGCTGTATTTTAGATTCGCCATCTACTTGTTCAACCACATCAAGTGGTAGGTTGTATTCTCTACTGACTTCCTCCACACTCTGACGGGATAAAGAATTGCGTATAGAGGTCAACTTAACATTATCCTCAAAGTACTTAATGTTGTGCTGTGTTCTGTTGTAGCCACTCTTAAACACATTTTGTAGCTCGTCAGAAGAAAAGTTATGAATCACATTGTTCTTAACATAATTAAATGCATAATCAAAGTTTACCCCAAACTCGTTACAATTCTGCGCTAAAACAAGTAAATTACTATTCCTACTTCCCTCTACAAACCCAAACTTAGCATCCCACCATTTAAGCAGTCTATCCATTATCTTATCGGTATCGGTAATAGGTATTAGTGCTGGACGTTGAGTAATCTCGTAATGAGGGTTGTCTTCTATATCCTCAAATACCTCCGCATCCGGGTTGTAATACAAATTAGGGTCATAGGACTCAAAACAAGCCCGTGACACATCTTTATTCTTTACGTCGAAGTATTCACTAGGGTAAGCCGTATTAAATGCCTCAAATCGCTTGCTATGGTCTTCTGCGGTGCTTTTAGGAATCTTCACCACTGCCTTAAAACCATCTCCACTTGGAGAGCGAAATGCCAAACACACCGATGGTATGCTAATTATCTCCTCCCAAACATTATCTGGACACTTGTCATAATCAACAACCATTAGGCCACTATGCTCCTTAAGTGATTTGCTGTTCCTATGGGTAAACACACCCGCGAAAAGAATCACTACTGATTTCTTCTTAAGTTCATCTCTTTCGGCTTGATCGGCCTTTCTAATCTGTTCTACGATGGCTTTGCTCTTGCCATTCTTTATTCTATTGACTACTTGTTCTAAGTCAACTGGGAAGCTTGTATTATTATCAAACAAGCTTTTAAATATGGTTACTTTGTTATTCATTCCACTATATTCCGGTATATTCCGGTAAAATTCCGGTAAAAAAAATCTCTATCTTATTGGTTTTCTTTTATTTATCTTCTTTTATTCCGGTATTCCGGTAAAAAAGTAAGATTATCAGAAAAAAATAAATAAAAAAAGCCGAAGCCAGTAGATAAGAAATACTGGCATACCGGCATTATAGGTTAGTTATTTCCTTAATCAACTGATACTCAGGGTTTTGCTTGAACTCAGCACGCTCTTCAAACACTCTTATACCGTACATTATACTGGAATGATGTAGGTTAAACATACGCCCAATACCGGAATATGTCATTTGATTAACGTGATACAAGCCCCAAAAGCAAGCAAATCTGGCTGTAGCTATGTTCACTTTACGTGATTTTCCCATAATATGTCCCACAGATACACCCGTAATATTTGCAATCCGACTAACTAGTGATTCATTTTCGTCCCTAAACGGGCCGTCCACCATATCTCTAATTCTGTCGCTACTAATATTAGGGTAGTCATCCTCGGATATTTCGTGTTTGCGTATCAGTAGTTTGCGAAGCATCTTAATCTCAAGATCTTGCTTCATGATTGTTTCTTTTAATTCTCTAATGCTCTGCATAATGTTGCTCTATATTTTATTTCTTCTTCGTGTACTTGGATGAATACTGGCGGCTCAAATTCAAATGCTGCTGTTTTTTTATTCCAAATTATAATGTATAACTTATCGTAATCTACTCTTGTATTGATACCTTTAGATTGATACCATTTCTGTGCGTCTGCTAAATCTTGTTCGTTCATTTGTTGGTTTTATTTTGTTTATTTAAAGGTTCAAAAACTTATAATTTTGTACTTTATTTTGTACGTTATATTGTACAGTTTTTTGGTTAATTTACTTCAAATTCTCCAAACATTTCATTCATTGTTTGTTCAGAAAACCCCGCCGCCATACATAACGATCGCAAAAGTTCCTTTAATTGGTCTGCGTCTATATCGCTATGTGATTTTTCTACAGTTATCTTAATGTCGTAATGCTCAAGAGTTAAACGGAATGGTTTATTTATTAAGTTGTTCATTTCTCTTTGGTGTTAAATAGTTCTTTTACTCTATATAGCCTTCCATTGCTATCAGCCCAAACGCTTCTGCAATTAATTTGGTTAATTAAATCTCCGTATATGTTATAACGATGAATCAATTTCCACTCAACCGCTTGCTCTGTGGTAATGACTTTGAATGTTCTATAAAACCACTTTTTCATTTCTCTTTTGTATTAAAGGTTTCATTGTACAAATATTCAGCATCTTCATTGTATTTATTAGGGTCAACAGGTATAAACTCTAACCCCATCATAATACAACTTTTCATCACCTTTTTTTCTCTTTTAATGTATGATTCTGCTAACTCAATGGCATCGTGTAAACCATAAGGGTCTTGAGTGTCTTGTAATTCCTTGAGTTGCTCAATCAACTCTTGTATTGGTGTTCTCATTTCTCTTTTGTTTTAAAGGTTTCGTTGTTTTTTTTGCAATGGCAATCAAACCTAACTGTGGATGGTGTATAAACTTATACGGATGTTC